AGGTCCGTCTTCTGGAAGTGTGCGGGATCGTTTTTGGTTTCGCTCTTTGGCGACTTCTAAGGTGGTGTCCACAAAAATCATATAGGTATCATACCCCTTCGCTTCGGCTCTCTCTTTTTGTCCGGTAATCTTCTTCCGGCTTTTGCCCGTTCCATCAACGAGCAGACCAAGACGTTCCACCTCGTAGGGGGCTTTCATTTTCTGAAGACGTGCCTTCGCCACCGTGCGGATACTGGGGGGGTCATCGGGGCGATCTGGGTCGGGGGCTCCCGTTATTTGGGTTTTGTACCGTTCAGGATCGTCTTTGTATATCTGTTCTAGGTCTCCGGGGCTGATGCCTGCTTTTTCTAAAGCTTGCTCAAACAGGCGATCAGAGTTAACATACTTCATTCCGCCCGGTAGAAAGCTGGCATTCGCAAAAATGCTTGTGTCGCCCTCCTTTTTGCGTAGCCCGAAGATAACCTCGGCATGCTGTCCTAAGAGAGTGTCGGCTACAAAAGATTTTCCGCTGCCGGGGCCACCAGCCATAAAAATACATTTGAGAATTTGAGGGTCAAAGACTCCCTCTTCCAGAGTCTCCGGGCGCTCAAGTAGCCACTTGAGTTTCTCATCCTGATATTCCTCACGCTTTTCGGCAATAAGTTTACGGAGATCTTCTAGGTTATATTTAGTCGCCACAGTCGTGACTCCTAGTCTACTTGCGCTTTAAGAGACGCTCGACCACTCGCTTAAGGACAGCCTCGGTAAGCTCATCATCGTCGATAATGTCAAGACCAAGATCCTCGTCACGATTCGCTGGGACCTCTTCTTCGGCGGGTGCTTCCTCGGCGGGTGCTTCCTCGGCGGCAGGCTCTTCGCCCTCTTCGCCAGCTTCCATGGAAATATTTGCCTCTGGAACTTCGTCTGAAATCGCCTGGACCACAGCCGAAACAATATCTTCAACGCGATCTACGATTTCACCTTCGCCACCTTCTTCAGCAGCGGGCATTTCTTCGCCGGGCATTTCTTCGCCGGGCATCTCTTCGCCAGCAGGCTCTTCCTCGGCGGCTAGCTCTTCGTCTTCTTCAGTGAGAGCATCTAGCCAATTTTCAGTAAGAGGTTTCCCAATAGCTGCAAGCTTCCCCCAGCGGCGGATAGCTGCCTCATTTAGAATGGTCTTCTTATTCGACATTTCTTTTTTTCTCCTTTTAAAAAATGGCACGAAAGCTAGCTGGCTTCTGAGTGCTCTTCTTAAATAGTTTCTATTTTCACAAAAAAACCTAATTGTCTTTAAAAATGCTTTTTTTCTTCAGCTTTGCCAGCGCCGCCTTTTCAATTTGCTGAACCCTAACGAAAGTTACGCCCATTCGGTCTGATACATCTCGGAGTGTTAGCCCTGTATCATGCTTCCTCGCACACAAAATCGAACAATTTAAATCCTCTTCATAATTGATCCATCTTCTACAAGATTTTTGATCGCAAGCCACGTCATATTTTTCACAGACTCCGTAGCAAGTCTGGTTGCCCACATCATCAATCATTGAGTTGCTTCCTCTTTCTTAGCCCTGGCTTCTTTGACCATATTTGTTCTTTTGGCGGCCAAAAGAGTCATAACATGAACCATTCTTTCTACAGTTAATACTTCAAGCTCATCGACTCGAAAGATAGTCTTACGATAATCCAACTTGCTAAACCTTAGCCTCTCCTCTATGGCTGTTTCGTATTGTTCATCATCCACCCAAATAACCTCACAATGCGTCCATCTGTCGTCTTCTGGGACAAATGTTCTGGATATAACTCCAAACCTTCTAATCCCGTGCCAAATTTGTGTTACGCTGGCACCTCGCCTATATGGCCTCGGATATTTCTTCTTCACCGCGCATCCCTTTCTTTGATGTGCGTACCACTCTCTTGAGTACCAGCAGTTGTTTGTCTTGCCCACTCTACCTTGTTTCGCAGTTCTGCCAAGTCACGCGCACCAGAATAGGAGAAGCCACTTTTGATACCGCCAATTATGTCATCCAAGACATATTGCACAGATCCCTTATAGTGAACGTAAGAAGATACCCCTTCCGGAGAAGACGTCTTTCCTCGCCAGTCCATTTGTGCATTTCGACTAGCCATACCCCGGTAGACTTTTGCAATATCTCCACTAGGTAAATGAACTATTTCTCCTGGGGTTTCATCGGTTCCCGCTAGAAGCGAGCCGCACATCACGAAGTCGGCTCCAGCCGCTAAGGCTTTGACAATATCTCCGGAGGTTTTGATTCCTCCGTCTGCGATGATGGCGACGTCTCGGTCAGTTCTCGCGCAATCAAATATGGTCTGGAGACCTGGGAGGCCATGCCCAGTAACCATACGAGTAGAGCAAATGGAACCCCCACCAATATTACAACGTATAGAATCAGCACCCCAGTCGGCAAGATCATTGACCCCCTCCAGAGTACATACATTACCCGCTATAATATGAATATGATTATTATATTCTTTCTTCAAATTCTGAAGGGTTTCCTTCATTAAAATGTGGTGCCCATGGGCAACGTCAACACATAATGTATCTACACCGACAGCTATGAGGGCTTCGGATCGTTCCATATAGTCACCGGTCACGCCGATGGCTGCGGCTAGATTGCCGGTCCAATCGGTCTTCTGCACAACTCGGGCGGCAATTTCTTGTTGTTCTTGAATAGTATTATACCGGTGTATAATCGCCATCCCACCCAGGCTGTCCATAGCAAGAGCCATCTGATCTTCTGAAATCGTATCCATCGGTGACGCAATTATCGGAATCTGTAGGGTTTTGCCTACTCCTAGCTCACTTGATATATCTACTTCGCTTCTGCTTTGGATATCACTATACTGCGGTACCATAAGCATATCGTCGTAGGAGACTGCTTCTTTGAATTTCATTTTTATCCTTCTACTTTATATTATCATAAAACCCAAGGGAGTCAAGTTTTATTTATCGCCAGTTGATCCTAGCGCACCGTCGCCTCTTAAAGTCGGGCGTCCATAGATATTTTCTGCCTCAATCATTTCCACTTCTGTTTCAATCTTAACAAAAACAGCTTGGGCAATCTTCTCGCCAGAATGAAACGTTTGAGTGCGGTGGGTAATGTTGTGAAGATTCACAAAGATTTCCCCGGTATATCCTCGATCAATTACACAGGCACCAACAAGTAGTCCACGCCGAGCAGCAATGCCGGACTTATTTTTAATCTCTAACATATATCCTTCGGGAACCTCAATCTTTAATCCCGTTGGAAAAAGAGAGCAACCAAATGGAAGTACGCTCTCAGCTTGTTTCGGGATATCAGGATTGGGAGCAGGACAATAAAATAAATCCATTCCCGCATCTGTCGGATGAGCCCTTACAGGCATCTTCGCGTTTTCATGTAGTCGTTGAACCCTTATTTTCATTTTTGTTCCTCCAGAAAGGGAATGTTAATCCCGTTCTCTGTTTCGTCTCCGTGGATATCCCAACCAACGAAAGCTTCCCTAGCAAACATCTCCAGTTTTTGTTGGTCAGGAAACATATCTTCAATTCTTTTTCTAACCTCGTGAGGCTTTGCGCTATGTCTCCCCCTCAGGGAAGACACAAGCTGTCGTGTATTTCTGGTGCCTCTAGGGCGAGGGATTTTTCCCCTCTTCCCAATCAAGCAAAGCTCACACTGACTCATTGTATAGAACCCAGGATTAACTCTTTGTTTGTCCCAGACAAACCCGACAGTCGCCCAGCTAAAACCCCAAGCCTTCATTAGTTCGATAGCTTGATCCAAGTGAGGATTGGTTGTCCAAAGAAACAAAAGACAATCATCAGCGCACACACTTGGAACATCCAGCATTTTAAGTTGCGGAAGTTTCAAACATCCATAGTGTCGAACGGCTCCTCCACTATCAGGTCCGTTCTTGCCAGTGTGTTGCAACTGCCCCTTATAGTCCCAGGGCGGATCAGCATAAATAATCTCATACTTTGTCACGAAAGTCTCCTAAATGTTCTTCTGATACTGCGGGTACTAAAGCCCCACTTTTCGTTGTGTTCTAAGTTGGCGACGTATACTTTATTCAAAGAAATCCTGTCGTCATCTCTTACTCCCCAGCACCGAATATTCGCATCATATGAGTTACTGTCGGTGGTGTGGATAATCCAATACTCTGCGCCATTCTTTGTCTTCTTTTTCTTTACTTCCCTTGGAATGAACCAGACCAGTTGAAGGTCGGGGTCGTACTCGCTGATGGGAGGACAACCACGGGTCATTAAATTTTCCTGAATCTCTGGTGGCATTATCTCATGAATAGGGAAAATGCCCGTAAGGGAGGCAAAGTGTTCTATCTTCTCCTCCTCGGTGAAGTCTCCCTCTGGCGCATATGTTTCAATATTGTCTTCAAGATTCTTTTCTTTGCGAGGGCGGTCTACTGCTACGGCCGACCAAAAATGTTTCAAGCCTGTGAACCTGTCATCCATCAACTCGTTAAGAGCCTTGCTCCTAACTAAAACATCCAAAGCCTTCTTGTTAAGTTTAGAGTAAGTAATATTCTCGTTGAAGATGAATTCCTCAATAGTATTGAAGGGTCGGTTATTAATAATCTGGTCAAGGGCGCTGTCGCCTAAACCTTTGATGCCGGCGAGCGGTTGAATTAATGTTGTGCCATCTTCGGCAATTTCCCATACTCGTCCTGATTTATTAATACTCGGCGGAGTAATCTCAAACCCAAAGGACTTGGCGGTGTTGATTGCTCCCGCCTTTTTATCTTCGGGCTCTTTGTCCAAAAACGCAGCCATCCACTCAACGGGATAATAATAACTGAGCCAAGCGCACTGAAAGGATACCGCACCGTAGGATACAGCGTGAGATAAGTTGAACCCATATCCGGAGAAGAATTCCATCTTAGCCCAAAGACCCTTTGTTTCCTTCTCGGTAAGTCCGTGCTCCAGAGCCCCTGCTAAAAACTTCTTATAGATCTTATTTTTTACTTTGTTTTTGCCTGTTCCTTTTTTCGTCAGAACTTTCCGGAGGAGGTTGCCCTCGTCCAGAGAAATATCTTTGCCGAGCTTGTGGGCTAGCATAGCCAGTTGCTCTTGGAATACTAGGAGTCCGTGAGTCTCACCTAGGATCTCTTTGATGATTGGGTGCTCGTAATGTACTTGACTTGGATTTCCCTTGTTGGCAACGTAGAGACTGTGCGCCTTGGCGGACAAAGGTCCGGGTCGGAAGATCGCCGTCACCGCTGCGAAGTCTAGCAATGAGGTTGGCTCGGCTTCTTGGCAGAACCGTTGTGCTCCGCCGTTGGTCATCTGGAAGATGCCAGCCCACTTGCCCTTATGGAAAACCTCTCGCCAGACTTCTTGGTTATCAAAATCAATTGCGTCTGGGTGGAGATGAGTATTATAATAATCTCTGACCTGTTCAAATGTTGGCTCTTCAATTCCTTCGTGTCGTTTTAATATATGTCGGATTGCTCCCGAAATCATACGGAGAGTTGATAGTCCGAGCAGGTCAAATTTAATGAAGCCGAGCGGCTCTAAGTGTCTGACGTTTTGTCCCTCACTCCACGGAGTCTGGATGACTCCGCCGGAGTTGATGAGCGGCATGTGCCGATCAAGGTCCTCCGCTACCACCACGCCACCAGCGTGTCGTGATATGCTCCGCATATTGCCGAACAGATTATCAACGTGAGTCTCAATATGAGGATACTTTTGGAAG